AATCTTGAACGCCTAATTGTTTACCCTCTGCGGAAGACGCAAGTGCTCTGCGGATATCATCTAAACCAGCGCCGGTTTCATCCCAATACTTAAGCCCTGCTTCGTCAGGATCACGCCCAAACAAATCTTTATACAACTGCTTGATTTGATCAGCAGAAGCATCGTCAGTCTTGTATTTACCAAACTCCTCACGAATTTTATCCAGCCCAAAGCCGGTCTCGTCCCAATACTTAAGTCCAGCCTCATCAGCTTCACGGCCTAAAACATCTTTATACAACTGCTTGATCTGATCCGCTGAAGCATCACGAGTATCACCATACTCTTTGGAAGATCTAAGGGCTTTACTGATTTCGTCGATTCCTTCACCAGTCTCATCAAAATACTTGAGACCCCCCTCATCAGCTTCACGACCCAATATATCCCTATACAACTGCCTGATCTGGTCAGCAGTAGCGTCGTTAGTGCTCATTCTTATATCGTTATCGTCGCCAACATAATAATCAAGATCGTAACGAAAATCTCCCCCGTCAGCTATAGTGTCATTACCGCCACCAGCAGCTAGCGTATCGTTCTTGCTACCACCAACTAAATCCAATAAATCACTAAGCGTATCGTTACCGCCACCGCCAGCCAACGTGTCTTCAGCACCAGCAGCTAGCGTATCGTTACCACCACCGGCAGCTAACGTATCTTCACCAGCAAGGCGCGTATCACCGCTTTTCCCAGTAGTACCGAGTAGCCCCGCCAAACCACTACCAGCTAACGTGTCTTGACCACCGCCAACCAACGTATCTTCAGCACCAGCAACTCGCCCAATATTCCCAATCAATCCACGCAAGTCATCCAAAGACTCGCCAGACATATACCTGTTTGTGAAAGAAGTAAGCTCTTCTGGCGTAGGATCACGCCCCAAAGCTTGGCGAAATACAGAAGTTACAGCACCCTCGTAATTACCGCGAATCGCTCCACGCAAATCATCCAAGGACTCGCCAGACATATATCTGTCTGTAAAAGAAGCAAGTTCTTCTGATGTGGGGTCGCGCCCTAAGTCTTGTCGAAATACAGAAGTGATAGCACCCTCGTAATTACTACGAGTAATTGGGTTCCCAGTTACAGAAATGCCGGGAGTAACTGAATCTTGAGCATTAAGACGCCTTGCCGCTTCAGCAAGCGCCTCGGTACTAATATCTGCAAGTCCTACCCCACCAACATTGGCTGCACTAGTATCAACGATTTCAGCAACTTGCTGTACAGGAACATCAAGCGCTGTACTGATAGTGGATGGGCTTAACCCAAGATCTTGAAGCACCTGAATCTTTTCTTCTACAGGAGCATCACCGGCTATAACATCTCTAATATCAGCAACAATATTTTCAATGGGATCGCCCTCAATTGCACGCTTATCGCCAGCTCTAGTAGCCATAATTACCTCGGAAGAAACTTGTCAGGGTTGATCTGTTTGCCTTGCTTTGGGTTACCGGTACGAGCGTGGCGGATGCGATCCATCATTTCATACAAACGTTTAGCGCCAGCACTGGAATTGCCGTTACCCAAATGACTAACCACGTCGGCAGGGATCACGAACTCCCCATCAGAAAGTGCAGCGGGTCGGCGGTTATCAATCTGTGCAGGGACTTTATCTTCCATACCATCGGTATGTCCGTCAAGATAACGTGGTGGTAGACTGGTTTTACCACCTTGCGCCAATCCCATCAAGCCCCCTTGGGCTGCGTACGTTGTGCCTTTGTATGCTTGGCGTGTAGCAGTAACGGGTGCTTTGGATTTGAACGCTGCTCCACGAGCTTCTTTACGTGCTGCTTCAGCATCGTCTTTAGCCATTTTTGCAGCAGCAATCATGGCAGCGTATTTGAGAGCGTCTGTGCCTGAGATACCTGTAAGATCTTTAATGCCCTGGCCTATTTTGTCGAATAACCCTTGGCTCCCTCGTTGGGTAATGTTGCTCTGCCCACTTCCAGGCATCGTTTGACCTGAATGAGTACTAACAACATTGCCTTTGTCATCAACAACATAATCTTCTTCTAAATTACCGCCTGATACATTACTACCTACTAAGTCTTTAAGTAATGCAGCATCATCAGGATTAAGTTCGGCAAAAGCAGCAAAAAGTTTTGGGTCAGATACTAGATTTGTTAAATCGCCCCAATCAAAATTCAACCCTAAGTTAGCGTTATCCCCTAAAGAACCTAAGCCAAGAGTAAAATCTTCTGGTAAAGAAAACCCATCACCAGAGTAAATATCTCCGTAGTCATCATACTCATAAGACATCATGGTCCTCCCGGCTTACGCCGCGCCGCAATCATTGGCATTGCAAAATTGGCAAACTTCATAAAGGCAGCTTGCTGTTTGGGATCAAGCCCTGTCAACGAACCTGCCTTACCTAAACCGTAATTAAGCGCAGCGTTCTTCACTGCTGTACTTGGATCAAACTTCTGGCCTGTCAGTGCAGCCGTAATACCGGATGTGGCAATTGATTTAGCAGGGGTGGCTAACTCACCAAGACCTTTAAACATATCACCAGCATAGGTGTTAAGCCCAGACCCAACAGCGCCGGATACCGCGCCAGACTTAAAGCCTTTACTAAAATCCCCGCCCATAGCCTTAGACAGACCACCCTGCACCACGCCAGAAACAAGCGCGTTAGCACCGACATTAGCAAGTGATTGAGGTATAAGTGACGCAAGTCCAGAAGCTACGCCAGAAGTAGCCCCGCTTAATAAACTACCGACCCCACCAAAAGGCAGTGTGAGAATTGACCCAATTTTTAACGCCGTAGCTACATTCCTAGCGTCAGGGTGTTCGCCTTTGTAATATGTCGGGTCACCTACCGGGATAAGTTTGTCACCCTTGGGGATGTAGGCTTGCGCCATGCGCTCGCGCTCAGTACCCCCTGTTTTGCCGCCCAGATAAAGCACAACATTGCCTGAATTAATTTCTTCAGGTGTGAGGGAGTTAACATCGACTTCGACAGGGTTGCCTTTATCGTCCTTCTTATAAGCTTTGGTGAATGTGGATTTATGACCGAGCTGTTCACCAAATGTGCTTTGAAGAAGATCGCTTGCAGTTCTTGATACTTCTTCCTGCCCTACGATGTTGCCGCCTTCTTCTTCAGTGCCGTAGCGAGGTACGGACTTTGTCCCAAAATCCTTTGTTAACCCAGCAAACGGATTAGTAAACGTTTCTCCAGCAGTCCAGCCGGTTTCCGAGGCAGCGCCCTTTGGGGTTGTACCGTATTGTTTGGCACGTTGGGCGATGTAATTCTCCAACCCCTGCTGTTGCTGAAAACTTTGCAACTTGGCAAGTGCAGCTTGCTGGGCGGGTGTGAGGGTGGTAGCCATATTATGGTGGCGTTGGGCGTGGGTTAGGTAGCGGCGATATGAAGTTTACAGCCAAAACGCTTGAGGGTATACCGGGGTGTGGAGAGGTTGCAGCCTCTGCGTCAAGACGTACAGCGGTATCTGTTGTAGCAATCTCTAGCTCCAGATACTCACCAGCAGCAAGATCAATATTAAAGTTCCAGCTTATTTCTGTGTACTCATCATTTGAAGAAAGCGTATAAGCATGGGTTGAGTATCCGATAGTTACGTTGTTACGCTTAATCCATATGTAGACGTTTTTGGCACTTGAGTTGGTGCTCAGAAGCTGCCCTGAATACTGGAAGTTATACACCCCGCTAATGCTGACTTCAACTTTAGACGTACTGCCCGTTTGTAATGCAACAGCATTGTTGAGATAGGTGGCATTAAAAACTACGGGGTAGGCCGTGTTGGTAGCTGCAAATGTTTGATCTGCTGTGTTGAAAAAAAGCCCATTAGGGCAGTCGATGTACTGCCCACCATCAGGACCGAGCACACTTTGAAAGGTTCCGCTAATACGGTTGAAGTACAGACGAAAGACGTTATTAAGTCCTTCCTGATACCGACTATCAAATTGCAGCGGCGAAAGCGGAAGGTTTGGGGGTGACGGAAAGTTAATCAAACTCATGCCGAAGACCCCGCGCCTGTAGCACGTCCATCAGGTTTCATATCGATACGGGGTGCGCCAAGCTGCCATGCGGTTCCAATTTTATTAGATCTCACTTTGAGATACGCTTGACGTGCACGGAATCGTGTGTAGATCTGTGACGTAAATTCGTCCACTGGATAATCAGCAGCAACAACTGAATCAGAAGCAGGGGTACCCGCAGGAGAACCAGAACTGCGCTTGGGGTAAATGCTGAACGTGACTTCGGGGTCCGAGCCATCTGTTGAACCAGAAAATGTTAAATCTGGCACTGTACGGTAGACGTACATAAAGTGGTCACCGTCGTCCAAATCAAATTCCGCTGATTCAATATAGGCATCAATAGCGGCGGGGGTATCTCCAGCCTGATCATCTACCCCAAATTCTTGATTCAAGATTCGATTGTTATAGTCTGCTGATTGTGGGTAGGGGCGCAAGCCTGAATCAGACCACGCTGTACGTGCCATCGTGCCGTAATACCAGACTTTTTCAAGGTAGTTAAACACGACATAACGATCTACTGTCGTACTGTCAGCAGAACAATAAAACCACCAGACTTCATTAAAACCTTCGTTGGTGCCTGCAAAAACCTGCAAACTCTGTACTGTGTTTATGTCACTAAATACATACCGCCGTAAATCGCAAGGCAGTGTTTGCACCCGACCATCATAGACGTAGAACTTATCCACACCCATCCAGTACACCACGCCCGAAGCAATAATGACGGCGTTCGGCCCCATAATAGAGATGTTGTCGCCCAGTAACTGAGCGCCCCACACAAGAGGTGGGCCTACGTATTGCAGCGAATAAGCAGCAGAGTCAGTAAGCGTAAAAATTTCCTGACGTGTTTGTACGGACGTTACAAGTTTGGACCCGTGTGATAAACGTAAACTGCCGGATTGATTTGTGATGGCAGGTAGCCAATCAGTCAGACTTTCCTGATCTCCCCAGCGGATAAGCATAGGATCTAAATAACCGATACCACCGGCTGAATCATCACAACCAAAAGCAAATAAGAACCGGGATATATCAGAGATATAGATGTAATTGGCAAGCGTCGGTGCGTTAGAAGAGCCTGCAAGTGATGTGATATTAACTGCGGGAGTGCCATACCCCGCACTTGCGTCCCAATAATAAATAGCACCGCCGCGTGGGTTGATCACAAGATCTTCACCCCAGTTCATGGCACTCCACAACCTTAAGTTAATAAAGGATGTGCCGCTACTGAAACCCCAAGTGCCGCTGTTCCATGTACCTGTACCCCAACCGTCTGCGGCTGTTGTAATGGCAGCACCTGCTGCAAGTCCGGAAGGGGTTATGTCGTTGTAGATGCCAATGTCTTCAACGTAGTATTTTGTATTGGTACCAACACCTAATAAGTTAACGCCACCATTGGTTACCCAGTTCCAAAGATTACGGCACACGCCGTTGAATTGATTGGCCGAATATCTAATCCAACCGCCAATCTTCTCTGGCGTACCCTGACGGAAGCGAACCTTATCGGATACATACCAACCACCTTCGTTGGTGTATCTTGTGTTTTCGCGGTTAACTCCGCTCTTGAAAAGAAGTTTGCGTAAAGGCATTAATCACCCCGTAGGTACAAGGCGCGTTCGGCTTTGCGGCGGCGCACCAATCCGGGCAACACCTTGCCACCACCCATAGTCCACATCATAAATGCTTCTGCTGCGCCTTCATAGTCGGCACGGTTGTTCTTCATTCTTATCGTAGAACTCTGATAACGCCCAGGTCCAGCGTTGAACGCAAAACTGACCACAGCGTCGAAGCTTGACTGACGGCCAGCAAGATTAGGAGACATTCTAAGAACACTGCGTTCAAAACGGACGAGATCATCCTCAAAAAGGCGATCAATCTCCTCCTGCGTCCAAGTGCGATTATCTTGGGCTGCGAGTGGGTAGTCCTTGCGAAGGATGCCGGTATAACCATCTTTCCTCAACGCCGGTAGTTTGATCTGATCTTGATACAGGACATGGCCGTAACCAATCGTCCAAATGTGGGCTGGGCATAAGTAAGGCTTGAGACTCTTGCCCTCAAATCTGTGCATCAACTCAATGCCAGCCTGACCCGTTTTCACTTCTTCTGCCAGCTTCTGGAACCAAACCAAAACCCAATAATGCCGCCAAGCATCGCCATCTCATCATCAGAAAAGATGATCGCACTGACCCGTATCAAATCATCAATGTTCTGTACAAGATGAGGATGCTGCCAAACGTAATAGGCAAGCACTGCGTTGATAGCAATCAGTTCTAGGATCAGCAGATATGTGACGTTGGGACGTACGGTCCCAATGTAATTCACCACCCACTTGCTGGATTTCTCAATGATCTGCTTGTCATGATCCAACGCCGCAACTGTCATTTGAGCGTCAGTCTGCATGGCAATCTGATCGGTGCGTATTTCTTCCACGCGCTGTTGAGCAAGATAACCTTCTTTGGCAAGCGCAAGTTCACGCTCTGACTGCATCCTCGCAAGCTCAAGCTCATGAGCTTGGTCGGCTTTGTTTTGAAAGTAATCAAGCAGTTTGGGAAGGCCTGAGATCAGTAGCCCACCGAGTGTTGATAGGAGTGAAAGCATAATTACCCCTTGGCCGTCACGATGTCCTGACCTTTTTTGACCGTTACTTTGCTGCCTTCAACGTCAACCTGCATGGGTTGTTCGGCACGGTCTAGTTTGTCAAGACGGTGGATAAGGTCTTTAATGACTTCAAACTCAGGCTTTTCTTGCTTAGGCGCAGTCCCAGCAATACCGTTAAGCATCTGAATAAGTGCAGTAAGTGAAGCGCCCAAAAGACCCATAACAGCAGCAATTTTTTCGCCATCAAGGAATAGCGATGCACCGACACCCACGAGCACAATCAGGAAGATATACAGTAAACCGTCTTCACCAATGGCTTTACCTGCTACTTCTTTGGCCGAGTCTTGTGCTTTAAGCTCTTCAAGCCTGATCTTGGCTTGCGCTTTGAGGACCGCTAGTTCGTGGGTTTTGTCGTCCATATTCTTTCCTTATGAAGCGTTACTCGGGAATGATTTGCCCGGACCCCAGATAATTCTTACGGCACCACCACCACCATTACCGCCTCTTTGGGGCGAGGCACCATAACCACCACCGGCACCTCCTCCTCCATAAGACCCACCAGAACCCGCATTTCCACCAGCAAAAAAACCGTCTTGACCAGAAGAGCCACCACCACCAGCACCACCTGCTAAATACGCTACATAAGGAACAGAAGCTCCTATACCGCCTGCACCAGAGGAACCAATACCGTATAACCCAACACCACCACCGCCACCACCGCCACCACCAGATCCTACGAATTGCGAACATCCTCCACCACCACCGCCGCCACCACTTCCTGCTGATCCATTTGCACTGTTTCCATTTCCCCCGTTGCCGCCGTTCCCTGTATAACCCCCTGCTCCACCAGCACCGTCAAAAAAACCAGTTCCTCCGTTACCCCCGCCGTCACCTACATAACCTCCACCACCCCCAGCACTACCTCCAGAGTAACCACCAGCGCCGCCATACCCAACACAGGTACTTAAATCTTTAAAATAACTATTACCACCTGAAGGGGCTGGATCTGCGTCTCCAGGACCACCGCCTGGATAAACTTGCCCTGCACCTCCGGCACCCACAACAACAGTAATAGAGCTGCCGGGGGTTACAGATATGTTATTTTTCCAGCCAAGGCCACCACCTCCACCTGCGTAATAAATACCTTGACCTCCACCACCGCCGCCTACACAAACAACGCAGACGGATGTAACTCCAGATGGAACCGTCCAAGAATAAGTGCCGGAAGTAGTAAAAGTGACTTCATCCTGAGCAATAGCTACAGCAGAAGCCGCAACAACTTGAGCAATCCCTGTCATGAAACGGCTCCGGTAATAACACAGGCTGTAGCAGAGTAAAAAATAATAGACGCTATACCTCTGGATGCTAGAGTTACTGTTCCACCGCCGCCTTTATTGGTTGTAGATCCGGATATATTTGCCGTGGTTGTATTAAATGTCATTGTTATACCGGTTGTATTAGTATTAATGACAGACACTACATCACCATCTGCGAATGTGCTGTTTGGGACTACGATAGATCCACTAGCTCCAACCTGTACATATTTACCTACATCACCGGTGGCAAGGGTATAACTGCTTGTTTTAGTTCCTGTGTTGGGTATATTCCTAAATCCTGTCGTCATATTCTCGGCAGGGAAAGTTATTGTGTAGTTAGTTGCACCTGCATTGGCGCTTGCAAAGGTGCTATAGCCTGTACTTGAACCAGCAAGCCTTGGCGTTGTTAGTGTAGGCGTTGTTAACGAAGGAGTTGTCAGTGAAGGGCTTGTTCCAAATACTAAAGCCCCTGATCCCGTTTCATCCGTAACCGCAGCAGCAAGATTAGCTGATGATGGAGTACCTAGCCACGTCGCAACATTAGCCCCAAATGAAGTTATACCTGTCCCACCATTAGCAATAGGCAAGGTTCCAGTGACATTAGAAGCTAGGTTAACAAAGGTGGTAGATGATGAACCTGTCCCGCCCGATGATGTAGCCAATGGTGTTGTTAACGCAAGTGAACCAAGCGTTAACGAAGAAAAGTAAGTCATCACATCAACGACATTGGTGCCGTTGCTATACACCATCATAGTTGCGCCATTTGGGACTGTTATGCCTGTACCCGAAGCACCAATTACCCGAATGGACTGAGATCCTGTTGTAGCGTTCTTGACGATGTATAGCTTCTGAATCGGAGTAGAGCCAGAAGTGATGCTGGGGATAATAACGTCGCGGGTGGTAGAGAGCGACACAGAGGAAGTGACGTTCAGATATAGATTTCTTGCCGTCTGACTTGTGTTGCCGTTAGCAAGCGTCAGTGTGGTATTGGCATCTGAGGAGAAGTTAACCGTGCCATATCCAACGATAGCCTGCTCAAAGACGTTATTGAACGCGTTGTTTGTAACGTCACCCCACGTACCGTTTTCTTCACCGGTGCCGATCAGTTGAACTTTTAGATTGGTTGAGTACGTACTCATCGTGTTATCCTGTGTTAATTAATACCCAGCCCGGAGTCTGAGCGTCGTCAATCAGAGTCCAATTAGCGTCTTGGCTGTCATCAATTAAGCTCCAGTAAGTTACACCAAAACTCCCTACTTGACCAGACGCAGACACCCCAGTCAGCGCAACGGTATACGTCACTCCAGTCACCGAACCCACCGCGCCAAGTGCTTGTACACCGGCAAGTAACTGACCACCTTCTGAGGTTCCTACCGCACCACTTGAGCTAACACCTGATATAGAGACAGTTACCGAAGCGCTGACATTACCCGCAGAACCGGCAGCTTCAACACCATCCAGTCTTGGGTATGGGCTAAGTGTACCTACCGCACCGCTTGCAGCATCGCCAGTTAAACCGATTGAGCTTGTTACCGTCAGCGTACCAACACTACCCGAAGCTGAAACTCCAGTGAGTTCAACTGATACTGAACTGGTTACGCTACCTACTGAGCCAGTGGCTGAAACACCTGTAATAGCTTGAAGTGTCGGCGGTGTGACAGTTCCTACCGATCCAGTAGCTGAAACCCCTGTCAATGCAACTGTGGAAGAAGATGACGGTGTAACTGTACCTACTAATCCCGTAGCTGAGACATCTGTCAGCGTTGTACCAGCGGGAGTAGATACAGAGCCAACTTGACCAGAAGCTTCTACGCCAATGAGATTAACAGCCGTAGACGGTGTAACAGTGCCTACCGATCCAGAAGCAAATACTCCAGTGAGTGCAACTGTTGCCGAAGAAGATGGAGAGACGGTACCGACATTACCAGAAGCTAAAACACCCGTAAGCGCAACCGATGTTGAAGGTACTACGGTGCCTGTATTACCAGAAGCTTGAACACCCGTGATTGCGGTACTTCTTGAGGGCGTTGCTGTACCAACCGCACCCGACGCTGCGACACCCGTAAGTGCCACCGTAGAAGATGATGCAGCAGATACTGTACCTACTGCACCCGACGCTGCGACACCCGTAAGTGCCACCGTAGAAGATGATGCAGCAGATACTGTACCTACTGCACCTGTAGCTGAAACGCCAGTAAGCGCAACTGTAACGCCACCACCAGCGACGACAAGTCCTGAGAACGGTACTTCAGAAAATGCCGTTGAGCCAAACATATTAGGTCATTTTATACAGAATCAGCACCGATGGAGTCAGCCGCAACCGCAGGCACTATCCACTGACAAGTTGCTTCATCAAGTACAGCGTCTGGTGTTGGTTTTGGGGCTATAAACGCGTCACGAACGGGGTCGTAGGTGTAGCCTATGCCTGCGTAGTTTTTCCTGAAGTTGCCGTTGTAGCTGGTCTGCTTCCAGTGCGGATAGCCGCCTGACCAGTTTTGGAGAAACCAAACGCCTTTCCATTCTTGCTCTTGGCCGTTCTGGTCAAGCAGTTCGTTGTTGTGAACGACATGGACTTCAAGCACCACGTTGTTCTGATCTAGCTTTGCAAAGTGAGCCATGCCTTACCTCAGAATGTGATGGTTCCGTTTCCGGTAAATTTGTAGGTGCGATACCCACCAGATACTGTAATTGTTGGGCTTCCTGTCGTTGACGCTGCCGCAGGATACGAATCTGGGTAACGCAGAATAATCACACCAGAACCACTGGCGTATTGGTTAGTTGAAGCGCCCCCGCCCCCGCCCCCGCCACCTGTGTTTGCGCTTCCTGCCGACCCTGCTGTCACTATTGAGGCATCTGCTAACGATTGCACGGCACCATTACCACCGCCGCCATTGCCGCCTGTGCCAGCGGTAGGATTATTGTTGCCACAAGCACCGCCGCCACCGCCGCCGTAGTAAACGCCAGAGCCTGTGGGCCACTCAATACCTACGCCACCATTACCGCCGCCTGAGGTCGTGCTTGCTGGACTTGTTCCTGCGCCACCTGCACCGCCGCCACCACCACTGGGGTAATTGCCTGAGCCTCCAGGAGAGTTACCTCCAGCGTTACCTTCGCCAGAAGTCCCTGCGGCTCCGTTAAAACTATTGCCGCTTACGTTTGACGATCCACCACCGCCACCAGAACCGCCAGTTGCAGCAACACGCAACGTACCGTTCCCGCCACCAACACCACCTTGACCACCGCCCGTTGTAGAAATTGTTGTGATACCAGTGCCAGAAAATGAGGACGCATTACCACTTCCAGTTGAAACACCAGCACCAACTGTTGCGGTAAAACTAACTCCTTTGGCTAAGGAAAGCGAACCGGTTTTGACACCACCAGCACCGCCACCACCTCCAAAATATCCTGCGCCAGACCCGCCACTAGCCGCGACAAGATAGTCAATAGGAACTGGCTGAGTAATAGTTGTCGCTAAATTAGAGGCATAAGAAATCCAGCCCTGCGTTGAATCTATGTACACAAGGTTTACAGAACCTCGCTCGGTAGAAACAATGCCATTTGCTGTTGAGCCGTTAATTTTGTTTCCATTAGGACTAATCGTCAGATTATTCGTTGCCCACGTCCCTGCGTAATCTGTCAGCGTGATGACATTCCCCGCAGCAGGACTAGCAGGTAGCGTGACGGTAAACGCTGCTGAGGTTGTATTACACGGATAAGCCCTGCCAGCCACAGCCGTAAACCCCGTGGTCTGCACGGCCTGCCACGCCACACTGGATATACCAGATGTGCCTGACTGCGTGATGTTTGCGGATGTGATCTTGGTGGTCATACCGAATCAGCTCCTAAGCTTGGAACAATCCACTGGCATGTCGCTTCATCAAGCGTTGCATCTGCGCTTGGCCGTGGCGGAATGAAGGCATCACGCGCTGCATCGTAGGTATACCCAAGACCTGCGTAATTCTTGCGGAAGTTGCCGTTATACGAAGTCTGCTTCCAAGTGCCGCCAAGCAGTCGTTCGCAGTAGGCTGCGCCGATGTATTCCTTCTCAACACCGCTTGCGTCTGCTGTGTCTTTGTTATCAACAACGATGACTTGCACAACAACGTCGTTTTCAATCTTTGCGAAATGGGCCATCTATGCCTCCAACTTAAGACCAGTTAAATCCATTTCCTCGCCAACTGTGCCAACGGGGAACGTGTTAAACGATAGCGATATGCGTGTCTGCTCACCCTGAATGGTCGGAACCATGTGCGTTAAGGATGAGGGGAAAAGAATCAACCGGCCTGTGAAAGCTTCAAACCACCATGACTCTGAGTTGTACGCATTCCAGTTGTCCGTGGGAAACTTGATCTGCTGCCAGCCGTCTTTGTAAAAGTAAATCCTGTCATCAGGATTGGTCTGCAAGTAAAACACGCCTGAGATGTAGCTATTGGGATGGGCATGTTTGTGGTGATACTGACCCTGCTCACTGTAGTTGCACCAGCTTTGTGTGATGCGTAGGCTGACGTTGTGCTTGGGGTTGACCGTGGCTTTGAAGTATTCAGCCACGCTGTCCTCAATG